TAGCTTATATAGCAATGACTTTTTAGACATGATTAACAAAAGCACACCTTATTACATTGATAATAATAGTGATGCTTGGAAATGGCAAGTGGCTGTTCCTTACAAATTCCCTAGAATCATTGACATCCCTACATCAACAAGCGAGCTTCCGAAGCCTGGTATTGATGGTCAAGAGTTTTCTCTTGTTTTGGACACTAATGAGTTCTCTAAGAACGCTATTGTTTCTGTAGGCACTCGTCAATATGGTCCTCGTTTTTACGTTATCAAAGATCCAGTTCCTTGGAACATGGGTTGGTTGTACACTTTCACTCTTGTGACTGACAATCCAACAGTTGATTTCGTAAGCTCTACCTTCTTACAAGTGGGTATTGAACTAGAACTGGTTGATGCTGCAATTGGTGAATTTGATCAAGATTTGTTAGGACTTCCTCGTCTTGGTGAACAAATCACTATGTTTGAATCTTTGGGTTCTGCATATGGTTTTGAACATAAAATCACTGAGTGGGCTGATGACAAAATGATGCGTGATGCTTCTGGTAAGCCTCTTGACATCTTAGTATATGCTCCTCAACGTAGAAATCAGCTTCCTTTAACTCGTAACGATGTTAAATGGGAACCTTTCATTGAGTTCTGGATGCGTAAGTCTATGCTTGAGTTGAAAGTTAAGCGTATGATTTGGAGCAAGCCTGGTACAGTGAAAACAAATGGTTCTAAACAAGAATTGAAGCGTACTTCTGCTGGTGTATATCACAGAATGCGTAACAATGGTAACTTAGTACAATACAACCGTGGTGAATTCTCTGCTAACTTGATTCGTTCTGTATTTGGTGATCTGTTCTACCGCAGGGTGGATGTTAAAGATCGTAGAGTTAAAATGTACACTAACGAAGCTGGTTTTGATGTATTCCAACAAGCTTTGAAAGCTGACGCTTTGAACAGTGGTCTTACTTTCATGGCTGATAGCGGAAACCGTTACTTACAAGGAGAAGGTCAACACATCACTTATAACTTTGCTTTCGATGCAATGGTTACTCGTGAAACAGGTCGTGTTGAACTGATTCACTTGAAAGAACTTGATCTGCCTCAATCTAACCTGGAATTTGGTCAGAATAAGAAGTCTACTCCTGTATTTATGGTGTTTGACGTATCTCCTATGTCTGATGGTTCTTTGGTTAACAACATTCGTGAAGTTCGTATGAAGGGTGCTCCTTCTATGACTTGGGGGTATATTGATGGAACTCGTCACCACTTAGGTTTTGCTAAGTCTCAAGGTATGAGCTCTGCTAACAAGTTCCCTGGTTACGAAATCTGGATGAAAGACCGTTGTGATGTATTCATTGAAGATCTGTCTCGCACAGTGTTGATTGAAGAAATCCCACAATTCTAACAACCGTACTAGGGTTGCTTACCGTAAGATCAGCTCCCTAGTCTTATATCCTACCGAGAAAAGAATGCCCCTCACTTCAGTGTGAGGGGGCTTTTCTCAAAACTACAGAGATGATGAAATAGGGTGTTTCCTATTTGCTGTGGGGTTCGTTCCTCGCATCTCTGCTAAATTAAAACCGCAAAATAACTACATCATGGGCAAAATTGGAAAAATCTCCACTATTAAGAAAGAGTACAACAACTCTCAACTTCAGACAATGCAAGGTGGTCTTGCAACTAAAGGTTTAACAAGGGTTCCTGGTACAGGGGTTTTTAAATATCCTTACAAAGAACTCGATGGAACTTATAGAACAGGACTTGATCCACATGCATCTTACATTCGTAGAATTTCTGATCCTACAGAAAGAGAACTAGAAACCGAACGTGTAGCAGCTCTTAGAGAAAAGCTTGAAAACTCACTTGGAGGTCTTGATCTTGGTCCTCGTTCTAAATTCTGGAACTATGGACTTTCCACCTCTACAGAAGATACATTACATGTTCAACCTGTAAAACTTCTTGATGGTGATAATTTCTTTGATTTGAATGTTCCTCTTCAAGAATTAGCTTTCTCTTGGTTGCGTGTTCATCCTACAATTGCTTCTAGTTATCAAGCTTGGGAGCGTGGTGAATTTGCTGCTGACACACAATTTTATGTTGTAGATGATGAGATTGAGAATGCAGTGGTGTTTAAAAAGAAACAACTTATCAATAAAGCAATTGTTAAATTTGATTCAATGACTCCTGAGAGAAAAAGAAAAGTGGCTCGTTTGTTAGGACTTCCTGTAACAGATGATACAAAAGAAGAAGTGGTGTACAACTTAGTAGATAATGTCTTAAAGCAAACTGAATTTAAAAACGGAAAATACCAAGGACTCAATCCTGTGGAAGTTTTCACCAGATTTGCTGACATGAAAGACAATTTGCTCCATATTAAAGATTTAGTTAAACAAGCTCTTTCACATTCTATATACAGACTTAAACCTAATGGTAAGGTGTATGAAGGAGAATTTGAAGTGGCAAAAGATGAAGATGATTTAGTGAAGTTCTTGGCAGATGATGATAACCAGGATGAGCTAATCACTCTTGAACAAAAATTAAAAACTAAGAAACTTGCATCTATATGATACCTGTAGATAGTTTATTATATAAGATTGACCAAAGGCTAAATAAACTATCTACTAACGATCATCAACAGATTCAATTAGAAGATAAAATTTTAGCTCTTAACGAAGCTCAGATAAAGCTCATCAAACAAAAAGTTGATGGTTTTAGCACAGTGAGTGGTCTAGGATTTGATTCTTTCAAGAAACGTTATGAGGATTTGCAATCGTTAGTTGTAACATACAATGATGGTGTTCTACCCTTAACGCAAGCAGATCCATTATTAAACAGATGGTCAGCTAACATACATGCACTCAATCCAAAATACATGTTCTATGTTGATAGTTATATACTAGCGGATAAAGGAAGATGTAAGAATAGACAAATATGGATAAATAGAGATTTGTCAAAACATGGTGATACGTCTATTCTCTTAAATAATGTTCATTACAAACCTTCCTTTGAGTATCAAGAAACGTTCAACTGGATTTCATCTGATTCAATAAGTGTATTTACAGATGGAACGTTTACACCAAGTAATATATACATATCTTACATGCGCTATCCAGTGTATATAGATAAAGAGGGATATATCAAGTTTGATGGTACACCTTCTGTAGACCAAGATTGCGAACTAGAAACATACTTAGAAGATGAACTTTTAGATTTAACAGTTCAAAACCTAGCTATGTATACAGAAAATCAATCTGCTGTACAAAGTTCACAAATAAGAATTCAAACAAACGAATAGTTTTTTCACAATTTAAATATAAAACAAAATGGCTGATTTTTCATTAACTACCCTCTTCGTAGTGCCAGTGAGTCAAACCTCATTCCCAACTGGTAGCCCTACGCAAGACCTTACAGCTGGCCAAGTTGGTATTTTCACTAACAACTATGTCGCTACTCTCACTCCTGGTTCTTCTCCCTATTTTTACATTGCTCAAGGTAGAGTGAACACTTATTTGCAAGGCTCTAAACGTTCAGACAAAATTTCTGGATGTGCTCAAGGCGGTGCTTGTAAGTCTAACGTTACTGAGTGGTATAAAGTGAAGGGATGTGGAACTGCTACAACTCAAATCACTGATGTAACTGATTTCAATGTAAAATGTGGTGATGTTGTCACTTTGACTCTTCGTGCACATTCTTCTTACATTGACACTCTGTATTTCAATGGTTTCACTCGTAGTGTAACTGTTCAAGCTCCTTGTTGTGATTGTGGTGGAGATCCTTGTGACACTGTTGATGTTGATGCTTTGATTGATCAATTCATCACTAAGCTGGAGCAACAAGGTCCTGGTATCAACCCTGACAACATTAGCTTCAACACTTTCTACACTTTTGAAAATGTTGGTGGTACAATTCTCCGTATTACAGGTAAGGCTCTTACTAAATACGGTCAACCTTGTGATGTTGCAGCATTTCCTTTTGAATATGACAGAATGTACTTCCGTACTTTTGTTTATTCTGGTCCTGCAACCACTGCTGACTTTATTGTTGCTGACAATTGTAACATTGTAGCTGAAGCAACTGTCACTCAAACTTCAAACTATCCTACAGGTACTTCTGAAGAAATTACACAACTTGAAAAGAACTATTATTCTTATCAAGCTGGTTATCTGAAGCATCTCTACAGAATGGTTGGATACAATGCAAACTTTGAAAGCTGGGTGAGTGCTGGTACAGTGTATGACACATATTACATTAAGTTTAACGCTTACGATAGATCTGCTTACCAATGGGGAGATTATATCGAGCAAGACTCAATGGTGATCGTTGCTGTTCCTGAAGGAACTGCTTCAACAAATCTTTACAATGCATTAAAAGATGCTCTTGGAGAGATTGGGTTTGACAACACTTGTATCACTACAACTACTTCTACCACTGCTCCTCCTCCAGCTCCTTAATAAGTAGAAGAAAATAAGATCATATAACCTGTGCCAGAGGGTGAGAGGATTAAATCTCAAAATCCTCTGGCACAATTTTTTTAAACAACATGGCAGATTTAAAATTAGATATAGCAGTGATTCCCACCTATAGTTCTAAAACTTTAGGAATTGCTGACACTTCTACATATCCTTCTCCTTCATCTATTTCTGCTCCTTCAATTGAATTTAATGTTCCTTCCTTTGGAAAGGTTGTGTTACCGTTTAACCCAAACAGTTTCAATTTGTTTAATTCTACATCTTTAGGAATTACACAAGTGGGTGATACAGAACTTCCTCTTCCAGATGGGGTTTATTATATAAAATACACAATTAGTCCTGCGTACAAGAATTTTGTTGAAAAAACAATAATGCGTGTAGATGCTCTTCAAGAGAAGTTTGATAATGCATTTATGAAGCTTGACATGATGGAATGTGATAGAGCTATTAAAACACAACAGAAGGTACAATTAAACAGCATCTATTTCTTTATACAAGGAGCAATAGCTGCTGCAAACAATTGTGCTGTAGATGAATCTAATAAGTTGTACAACCAGGCTAACAAAATGTTAGACAACTTTATTAGAAATGGATGTCAGTGTTCTGGCACAAACTATGTAACCAACTTTTACTAATATGGCACAATGTAGAAACTGTAAGGCTAATCTTGGATGTGGATGTCAATTGATTAATGGGCTTTGTGCAGCTTGTCATGCTGCTGCTCAAAAAGGAACAAAAAGATTTAGAAATGCTATCACCAAGGCTTATCAACTGTGTAGACTGTTCTGACATTTGTGTTGTAATCTCAGAAATAGATTGCAAAATAGCACAGATGGCAAAGGATCTTTATAACAATACCATTTATTCTTTAAACAGAAACATAAATGGAGAGGTTATAAGCGATCTTTTAAACTATAAGAGAATATTACAATACAGGATATGTAATATAGATTATGGTGGAAGAAACTTTTTAGATGAACAAATCATCAGTAGAATCAAATTATTAATACATAAATAAAAACATAAAATGAGTTGCTCAAATTGCTATAATGGGTGTCCTCAGATAATTTCTGATCAGTGTGTTAAATATACAGGAATAGACATTCCTGTTCTTGGTATAAAGAACGGAGATAGTCTTTCTTATGTAGAACAAGCCATTATTACATTCCTCACTTCTACATTAGATGGAACAGGAGTGAAGCCTAAAATAGAAAAGTCTATAATCTGTGATACAGTAAAGAAATATCTTCCTACATGTGGTGATCTTAGTGTAGTGGATTTTACAAAAGCTCTCATTCAGGCAGTTTGTGAATTAAAAACGCTTATTAATGGGAATGTTGTAGATATTAAAGAAATAAATGATTTTATAACTTCTTTAGAATCAGCATATAACGTAGATGATTGTTTAACAGGTGTAATTTCCACTTCTGGAACACATAATATATTACAAGCTGTTATTACAAGACTCTGTGCATTTATTAGAGATGCCAATGCTACATTTGTAAAAACTAATGATATTGAAGATATAATTAACGATCTTATATCAGAAAATCCTGTTTCAACAAAGTATTATTATAGAATGATTCCTTTTGTTGCTGTTCCGTTTTTTCCCACTCCTGGAATTCTAGCAAACTTTAATAGTGGTGTTGGTCAGGGTGATTGGGAACAGATTTATTTTTGTAACGGAACTCTTGGTACGCCTGATTTAAGAGGTAGAGTGCCTGTAGGTGCTACAGATGGCACTATGTTAGGAGGACTGCTTCCTACACAAACTGATCCAGCACAACCTGGAGGATTTAATCCTACATATGTTAAAGGAACCGCTCTTGGAAACAACAGCACTACACTAAGTATAAACCAAATACCTTCACATAATCACCCAGGTTCTAAAATTAAAGTGGAATTATTTGATCCTGGACACATTCATCCTTACAACCGTTTGGTAGATGTAGGCACTACAGGTCCTGCAGGAATAGAAGATGGAAATGTTACAAACCCGACAGAAACTGGAGCAATTAAATCTTCGCCAACAGGAATCACCGTAAGTAAACAAGAATTAACAATAGAACTACAAGGTGGAAACCAAGCACACTCTAACGTTCAACCTGGTATGGGTTGTTACTACATAATGCATATTCCGTCATAAAATAAATTAATATAAATGTCTTGTTATCCTAACAATTCCTGCAATAGAAATGTGCTAAAAAGCTGTAGTAACACAGATGTTGTTGTGTATACAGGAGAAAATCTTACATGCACAGGTGTAGAATATGGAGATAGCTTAACAGTGGTTCTTCAGAAGCTAGATGAGAAATATTGTGAAATATTAAACATTATAGAAAACTGTAACACCACCACTACCACCACCACCACTATCGATGTACCAGTTGTACCACCAGTTCAAGTATGTACAAGTCCTTTTGCAAGGGTTTTAGAGTCTCTTGGAGAATTCACACCAATTCCTCCAACAACAACTTCCACCACCACCCCCACCCCTAATTTAATAAGACTCACTCCTGCAAATTCAGATGGATTCTTTGGTTTAAATATGGAAAGAATTTCTGGTGTAAATCCTGACAATCTTATTTTTTCAATGCAACTTGATAGACATGTTTCTTCAGGTTGTACAGGAGGTAGTTTTAGTTATTCATTTAATCCTTCTTTGGATGCAGGAGAATCTTTTAATTTTGATGGTGTAGTTTCTTCAAATTTAAATCTTTCTGCAAGAATCGTAAGTTTGACAGTGAATGGTGTAGCTGTAGTTACAACATCTCCTCAAACCGTCACTATTAATGGAACAAATTATGTAATAGAAGGATTTAATACATGTACAGTTCTTTAACAAATAATTAGTAAAAATAAAAATATGAGTGTTCCTACTGTAACCGAGTTACTACAATTTTTAGATAGAGGAGAAGTTTCTCCACAATGTGATTGTTGTCCTTGTTCAAACATATATGTATTTGCAAGTGTTGATACAGCTGTTATATTAATAGAAGCCCTCAACTGGAACTCTAATCAAAATAATTGTACAACACGTAGTTACACTACAAGTTGTTGTACAGAAAACTGTTTAGATAAGATAGAAGAACTTTACGGTGCTGCTGTAACAAATGCAATTTTAGACAAGGGAATATATGAATATTCCTTATTAGGAACAAGATCAACTCTTTGTGATATATATGACTATTTAAAAGAAAACAATGTTCCTGAAGGAGATGCTGTTACATTTATTGAAAATGTTTTAGATAGTGGGATTGTTTTTCAATGTCATGGAGGCAATCAAATATTAGCTGGTGTAGGAACATATTTACAATGGGCTGAAGCACAAAGTCTTATTAGTTGTCAAAATCCCAATCCATGTAATTGTCTTCCTCCAGAAGAATGTTGTTTGTCTGTAATTGGAAGTGTAGAAACTTATCTACTATACAATTCAGTTGTTACCCCTGAACCCGTGAACTAATAAAAAACAAAAAAACTAATTTAATGTCCTGTCATTCAAATAGAATAGTTCGTGTAACATACCCAAAGAATTGCTCTCCAGAAGTGGATGATTCTAAACAACTTCTGTATAACGGTCCTGCTTTAGCATGTATTGATGTACAAACAAACCAAACATTTAATGATGCTATAAAAGAAATAGACACACTTCTTTGTGATGCTATTGAACAATTGTTTGAATGTAGAAAGATTTGTTTTGCAATTGCTGTTGAAGGTTCCAGTGAGGTCTTAACTATTCAATCAACAGGTGTAGTTAATGGAAAACCTTTTTATGAATTTGTTATCAATGGTGACGCATTTACTATAAACTGGTCAGATACAAATAACAGATGGGAATTGTATTTCAATGGTGAGTTTGGATATACACTTGGCAGTGATTGTTATTTTCCTGTTTCAGATGTGAATGAGTGGGTGTGTGCAGGTGATGTAGAGTTTTG